ACAACTTCAAATCAGTTCTCCCTTCCGTCAATTTCTGTAAAAGCTATAGCTTAACTAAGGAAGCATGAATGGCTAAAAAACCTACAGTTAAAAATATAAGTTCAGGGTATTCTTCTAACACCCAACTGAACTTTAACTTCGAAGCTCTAAGAGATGGCTTCAATAATACTATATCTATTGACGGTAGTACGCCTAATGCTATGGCGGCTGACTTAGACTTAGGTACAAATGATCTAATTAACGCAGGAACTATTCACGGTTCTTCTTTAAAAATTGGTGGGACTACACTTACTTTAACTGACATTTCAAATCTACAAGAAGAGTCTAAAAGGTTCTTAGACCCTAAAGCATCAGAACCAACCACAAGAGACGACGAATCAGCCCTAGTAGCTGGTGACATATTTTACAACACAACAGATGATATTACCTACCAATGGTCAGGCTCAGCTTGGGTAAGCTCAATCGGGGCTACAGGTCCGCAAGGACCAACCGGAGCTACAGGTCCGCAAGGACCAACCGGAGCTACAGGAGCAGACAGTACAGTAGCTGGTCCACAAGGAGCCACAGGACCAACCGGACCACAAGGACCACAGGGAACTACCGGATCAACAGGTTCTCAGGGTCCACAAGGCGATACAGGACCACAAGGAGTTACAGGTGCAGCAGGACAAAGTGTAACCTCAGTTACTGTATCAGAAGTTAGTGCTGGAGGTTCACCCACAGTTTCTTACAACTCAGGAACTGGTGCATTAGCTTTAGGTATAGTAACCGGAGATACTGGAGCAACCGGCTCACAAGGAACACAAGGACCAACCGGAGCAGCAGGTGCAGACGGATCAGACGGATCTACCGGAGACACAGGTCCGCAAGGTCCACAGGGTTCTACTGGGCCACAAGGACCACAAGGAGCAACGGGAGCAGCAGGTGCAGATGGATCAGATGGTGCTGATGGTGCAGCGGCAACGATTGCTGCGGGTTCTACGACAACGGGTGCTGCGGGTTCTTCTGCTTCAGTAACAAACGTAGGTTCTTCCTCAGCAGCTACGTTTAACTTTACGATTCCAAGAGGGGACACAGGCGCTCAAGGTACCCAGGGTATCCAAGGTATTCAGGGTCCACAAGGTGACACTGGTCCACAAGGTCCAGCAGGATCAGGCACAGGTGATCTCTTAGCGTCTAACAACCTGTCTGACCTAGCTAACGCAGGCACAGCTAGAACTAACTTAGGTGTGGACGCCGCTGGCACAGACAACAGCACTAACGTAAGTTTAGCAGGTTCTTTAGACTACATTACTATTAGTGGTCAAACGATTACCAGAAATGCTATCGACCTAGCTGCTGACGTAACTGGTACACTACCTACAGCTAACGTAGCTGATGACGCAATTACCTACGCTAAGATACAAAATGTAACTGCAACAGATCGTATCTTAGGTAGAGACAGTGCAGGTGCAGGAGTAATCGAAGAGATTTCACCAGCGTCTTTACGCACAATGATTAACGTAGAAGACGGAGCTACAGCAGACCAAACAGATGCAGAGATTAGAGCTGCCGTAGAAGCTGCATCAGATTCTAACGTATTTACTGACGCAGATCATACTAAGTTAAACGGTATCGCTGCATCGGCTAACAACTACGTCCATCCAAACCACAGCGGCGAGGTAACGTCCTCAGCAGACGGTGCTACAGTAGTAGCCGACAATATCATCGACGAAGCTAATCTTAAGGTTAGCAACAGTCCGACTAACGGCTATGTCCTTACCGCTCAGTCAGGAAATACGGGTGGCCTGACTTGGGCTGCGGCTAGTGGCGGTGCTTCAGAACTTAACGACCTAAGTGACGTTATAACTAATTCATTTGGACCTTTTTCATCTGAAGGTACGATTGGTATTGGAGCAGGTGCCTTAGCCAATGATGATGGTAGCGCTAACAGAAATACTGCTGTTGGTCATAATGCTTTAAATGACGTTACTACAGGCGGTCATAACAACGCTTTTGGTAATTTCGCGGGACAGCTAATTACTACTGGAAACCATAATCAGGCTATTGGGCAGGGTTCCATGGCCGCAGTTACTACCTCAAATTCTAACATAGCAATCGGCACTAGGGCCATGGAGAAGCCTACTGGGTCACACAATGCCTTTATTGGCGCAAGTTCTGGTGAAGGTGGTACAGGAGGTGGAGCAGCAACAAGAAATTCTGCCGTAGGAACTAGCAGTCTTGAAAAAATAACTTCTGGTGAAGATAATGTAGCGATTGGTTATCAAGCTGGGCTTTCAATAGCCGCAGGCAATAGACACGTAATGATAGGTAGTCAGGCGGGTGATGCGCTGACTGGCGGGGAAAATACAATATGTATTGGATACAATAGTGCCGCTTCTACTACTACCGTATCTAATGAAATAACTTTAGGTAATACGGATATTACTAAGTTTAGAGTGCCTGGTCTAAACTTTATTATTAAGGACAGCACGGCCACAGAAGACTATGTGCTTACAGTAGATGCCAATGGCGAAGCTGGTTGGGAGGCTGCTGGTGGAGGTGGTGCTTCAGAAATTAACGGCCTTAGTGACGCCAAAACTAATTCTAGTGGCACAACGATAGGCATTGGCACAGAAGCTCTCCACAACGACGATGGATCAGCCAACCAAAACACAGCGCTTGGGTATCAAGCCCTCAGAACAACCAACAGCAATTTTCAAAATACCGCTGTAGGGTATAGGGCGGGGTATGCGCTAACTGGTACTGGTGATACTAATTATGGAAGAGATTCCTCTTTGTTTGGGCACAATGCTGGTACGGCTTTAACAACAGGTAGAGGCAATACAGTATTTGGAGCAGGCGCGTTAGATGGAGCTACAACACCCGATAACAATGCCGCATTTGGCAGAGAAGCAGGAGGTTCAGTTACCACAGGTGCCAGCAATGTATTTGTTGGCCCAGACGCAGGCTACACAACGACCACAGGCAGCAACAATATAATTTTGGGAAATGCTGCGACAGCTAGTTCTGCCACAGTATCTAACGAAATTACATTAGGTAATACATCTACTACTAAATTTAGAGTACCGGGTCTTAACTTTATTATTAAGGACAGCACTGCCACAGACAATTACGTTCTGACAGTAGATGCTAATGGTGAGGCCGGATGGGAAGCTGCTGGTGGCGGAGGTGCTACGGACATCAATGGTCTGTCTGATGGGTATTCAAACAAAAGATCGATTGGTTTAGGCGCTAACGCCCTTGAAAATTTAGATGACTCTTACAAAGACAACATAGCAATCGGGGAAAATGCTCTAAATTTAATGACCAGTGGCACAAATTCAGTTGCCATTGGCCCGAATGCAGGAAGCAAACAATACGGCACTCTCCATCGTGCTATTATGATTGGCAAGAATGCTGGTGCCTCGGTTAACATAAACACCGGCTCGAGCGATTGCGTTCTTGTTGGGACGGAGGTTGGACAATACGGAGACTGCGATAAATCAATTATCCTCGGTCATAATTTGTGCAACCAAAGCGGGTCGGGTTCGTCAGAAGCTGTTATTATTAGTGGGAATAATGGTGGGGGCAACCACACTGAAGGTACGGCTGCGACTCATCTCGGTTACAACGCGGGCGGGTCAGTAACGACAGGAACTTATAATACATTTCTCGGCCATCAGGCTGGCAGCACAACGACGACAGCATCTAACGTAACGTGCTTGGGCAGAGGAGCGACAGCTAGTTCTGCAACAGTTTCTAACGAAATTACTTTAGGCAATTCATCTATTACCTCACTGCGGTGCCAAGTTACCAGCATATCTTCTCTGTCAGATCGCAGAGACAAAAAAGACATCAAAGAACTGCCAATTGGACTTGACTTTATTAACGCACTGAACCCTGTCGAGTTTACTTGGGACATGCGTGATGGTGCAAAGGTAGGTCAAAAAGAGGCTGGATTTATTGCACAGGAACTAGACGAAGCACAACAAGATGCTGGCGTTGAAGACTTAATGAATCTAGTTCTAAAAACTAACCCTGACAAACTTGAGGCGACCCCAGGAAAACTAATCCCTGTGTTGGTCAAAGCAATTCAAGAACTATCCTCCGAAATCCAAACTCTAAAAGGTAACTGCAAATGTCAGACGAACTAACATCTGAGCAAATTGCTCAACACTACTCTGCAGCAATGGACTCAGTAAACTTAATTAACGCTGTTGTAGCCTCACCGGATGATTACGCAGACGACGAAACAATCTTAGAAAGAAACGTAGGACACCTTAAGATCGTAGTTACTTGGGACTTTTGGACTACTGAAGATATGACGCCGATTACTGATGCTATCACAGCAGGAGGCGGCTAACCTCAATACAAAGGATGTTTATCTATGGAAGGTGCGATTGATGTACGGCTAATTGTAACCTTGGGCGGCATACTCTTTAGTGTAGCGGGTGCAGCAGCCGTAGGTAAGATGCAAATTAAAGCTATCCTAGAAACACTAACTGACTTAGAGAAACGACTCAGAAACCTAGACAAACGACTAGACACTATGGAGACTAGGGTAGAAACCCAGTATCAAAGACTTTCTATTCTTTCAAGTATGATGGACCCTAATACAATGGAACGTCGTCACAGAGAAACAGCTACAATACAAGCTGACATAGCTAGTCTTAAGTCTCATGTGGACAAATTATCGCACATGCATAATGGCAGACACCCTAGTGTTAGTAGTTAAAGGAATACAGTTATGGACTTAATGGCACTAAGTAAACTCTTGTTTGTTATAATCGTCACTCTACCTGATGGTTCTTATGACACAAACGCAACAGAAGTTACTGAGTGTCCTCCATATGAAATAGTACACCAGCTAATGAACTACAAACTTGAAACAAAAGAAATAACCTCCTGGTACGCTGACTGCAATGAGTATCCTTTCTTTGAAACTAAGAAACAACAAATTTAAAGAGTACTATGCAAACTAAAAAACCATCTTTAGACGACGTAAGATTAGCTGCTGAGGCTGACCTTTCTGTGTTTATCAAGTTGGTTGCACCTGAGCAGATGCTAGGTATTTGCCATGAAGATGTAATTAACTGGTGGACTAGACAAGACAGTAAGTCACATCAGCTTCTACTCTTTCCTCGTGACCACGGTAAGTCTAGGTTGGTTGCATTCAGGGCAGCATGGGAACTAACTAAAGACCCAACACTTAGGATTCTATACATTTCAGCTACAGCAAACTTAGCTGAGAAACAGTTGTCGTTCATCAAAGGTATCCTTACATCTGATACATATCAGAGATACTGGCCTGAACACGTCCACAAAGAAGAAGGTAAGCGCACCCGTTGGACGACATCTGAGATTTGCTTAGACCACCCACTAAGAAAAGAAGAGAACATCCGTGATCCTTCCGTCTTTACAGGTGGCCTAACTACTAGCTTAACAGGTCTGCATTGTGACATAGCAGTGCTTGACGATACAGTAGTCTACGAGAATGCCTACACAAACGAAGGTCGAGACAGAGTTAAAAGTCAATACTCTTTGTTGTCATCCATCGAAGGAGCTAACTCAAAGGAGTGGGTAGTAGGTACTAGGTATCACCCAAAGGATTTGTATAACGACTTAATGCAAATGCAAGAGGATACTTACGACGACAACGGAGACTTAGACGGTTCTATACCAATCTATGAAGTCTACGAGAAAGCAGTCGAAGATAGTGGCGAAGGTAATGGTGAGTTTCTTTGGCCTAAACAAAAACGTAAAGATGGAAAGTGGTTTGGTTTTGATCGTCAGGTCTTAGCTAAGAAAAGAGGCCAGTACCTAGACAAGAGCCAATTCAAAGCTCAGTACTACAATGACCCAACTGACCCTGACAACGTACCAGTCAGAAGAGAAAAATTTCAGTACTTTGAAAGAAAGTTCTTGACAAGAGATAACGGTTACTGGTACTATAGGGATCGTAGAATAAATGTATTTGCAGCAGTTGACTTTGCATTTAGTTTAAATCGTAAGGCTGACTACACAGCTATTGTAGTTGTAGGTGTAGACGGAGAAAATAACTGCTACGTTATTGACATAGACAGATTCAGAACCGAAAGAATTTCAGACTACTTCGAACACATACTTAACCTACATGCTAAGTGGTCCTTCCGTAAGATCAGGGCTGAAGTCACAGTAGCTCAATCAGCTATTGTCAAACAACTAAAAGACATGATTAAAGACCACGGCCTGTCTCTCAGCATTGATGAGTTTAGACCTAGTAAGTCTCATGGCAGTAAGCAAGAGCGTATCTCATCTACTCTTGAACCTAGATACGACAACTTACAAATTTGGCATTACAAAGGTGGCAACATTCAAATACTAGAAGAAGAGTTATCTAGTAGGAACCCACCACACGATGACGTAATCGACGCATTAGCTTCATGTATTGATATGGCTATTAAACCATCGACTAGCCTAAACAGAAAAAGTAGAAGCAACATTGTTTGGGCTAATAACAGATTCAGAGGTGCTGCCTAATGGCTGGTGAAACTATTGACATTGAGAACATTGTTGAACCTGAGGTTTTAGCTGTTGAGATTGCTAACAGGTGGCGTGAGTGGGATACCCTTCGTAATACAAAAATCGAAGAGTGGAAAGAACTGCGTAACTACCTATACGCAACTGACACTAAGACCACAGGCAACGCCATGCTTCCTTGGTCTAACACTACTACAACTCCTAAGCTAACACAGCTTATGGACAACCTTCATGCTAACTACTTTGCTTCTTTATTTCCTCAGCAGAAGTGGATGAGGTTTGAGGCTTCGTCTATTGATTCGAATATAAAAGCTAAAAGAGATACCATTCAAGCGTACATGGAAAACAAAGTTAGACAATCTGATTTTGTTAACACAGCTTCTGATCTAATCTACGACTACATTCAATATGGTAATTGCTTTGCTACAGTACAGTGGGAAGACAGATACAAGATTAAAGAAGACGGAGATTACATTTCTCAGTACGTTGGTCCTAAGGTAGTTCGTATTTCACCCTACGACATTTGCTTTAATCCGTCTGCATCAGATTTTCTGAAAGCACCTAAGATTATTAAGTCAATTAAAACCTTAGGTGAAATCAAAAGAATGATTAAGGATGACCCATCTAAAGAAAGTATGCAGGCTATCCTAGATAAAATGCTTTACGCTAGAGCCGCAGTAAGAGGTTCAGACGCTACCTTCAACAAATCAGAAGGATACGTTGCTGACGGTTTCTCATCTATCCAGCACTACTACGAATCTGACTACGTAGAAATCCTAACTTTCTATGGCGATATCTTTGATTATCAAAACGATGAACTCCAAGTAGACCGTATCATTACAGTAGTCGATAGAGCCTACATTCTGACTAACGAAGAAAACTCATCTTGGCTTGGACATGCTCCTATCTTCCACGCAGGATGGCGACCTAGACCTGACAACCTATACGCTATGGGACCACTAGATAACCTAGTTGGTATGCAGTATAGGATTGACCACCTAGAGAACCTTAAGGCTGACGTATTCGATCAGATTGCCTACCCAGTTATGAAGATCAGAGGTGACGTAGAAGACTTCGACTTTGAACCTGGGACTAGAATTTATCTAGGTGAAGAAGGTGATGTAGGCTACCTAGTACCTGATGCTACAGCACTTAACGCTGACCTCCAGATTCAAACCTTAGAGAACAAGATGGAGGAAATGGCTGGCGCACCTAGGCAAGCTATGGGTATCAGAACCCCAGGTGAAAAGACAGCCTTCGAAGTCCAATCCCTACAGAATGCTGCGTCTCGTATCTTCGAACACAAGACAGCACACTTCGAAAGAGTATTCCTAGAACCGATTCTAAACTCCATGCTTGAGACAGCACGACGGTACATGAACTTCAGTGACACTATTAGAGTTATAGATGATGCCACAGGTGTAGCTTTCTTTAGGGACATTACAAAGGATGACATTATTGCCTCCGGTAAAATCGTACCTGTTGGCGCTAGACACTTTGCTGAAAGGGCTAGACGTGTTCAAAACCTCACTCAACTATATCAAATCAAAGCTGCTGACCCCACTGTTGCTGCTCACCTCTCAGGTAAGGAGTTCGCTAAGATCATCTCTGAAGAGCTTGGTGAGTCGTCTCTATTCGGTGAGAACATCTCTGTCTCTGAGCAACTTGAGACTCAAACCCAGATGCAGAATGCTGAGGCGGTTAATCAAGAGAACCTAATGACACAAGAAGAGATGGGTATTTAATGAAACAAGTTTGGTTCAGAGGAACTAAATCTGAGGACAAAGAGAAGAGAAAGCACGAAGTTCTTAATTATAGAAACGCATTCGATTCTTTAACTGAAATTCTTAACACTCACTACAAAAAGAAGGAGGGTGTTAGGGACTACGGAGCACCTAATTGGGAGTTTCGTCAAATCGCCGTCAACGAGTACAACCGAGTGCTTGAAGATATTCTTGAACTAATTGATTTAAACAAAAAGGATTAACAATGTCCGTTTTTGATACTGACTCCGATCAAACCACAGACGGTAGTCAGAACACAGAGTCAGCTTTTCAAACTGAAACCCAACCACAGGATTCATTTTTAGGCAAACTCGTAGAGACTAAGGGAGAGCAATGGAGTGACCCTGAGGTACTAGCTAAAGGAAAACTAGAAGCTGATACCTACATTAGTAATCTTGAGTCCCAACTTAAGGAACTCAAAGAAGACCTAGGTAAACAGGATTATGCCAAGTCATTGCTTGAACAACTTCAGAATAGGGCTACGGATACCACTAACGTAAACACTGAAGTACAGTCCAACAACAATAATACTAGTGGCACTGAAGCAGGCGATACCACGCCAGACCTAAGTGAGAGTACACTTAAAAGCCTTGTTGAGCAGACGCTAACAGAACGTGAAAGACAGAGTACAGCTAAACAAAACATTGATTCTGTCAACCAGCAACTAGAACAAATGTATGGGACTGAGGCCAAAGTTGAAATTGAGAAGAAGGCAGAGGCATTGGGTATGTCGGTAAGTCGTCTTCAAGATATTGCAACTGAGTCTCCTACAGCTTTCTTCACGCTAATCGGTGAGCAACGTAGGGATACCCAACCTATGATTACCGGCACGATCAGAACTGAAGGCGTCAACATGCAGTCCAACAATCAGGAAAGAAACTGGGACTACTACCAGAACCTGAGACGGACTAACAAAAACCTGTACTACAGTCCTAAGGTTCAACAAAGTCTACTAGAGGATAGAAAACGACTAGGGAACCGCTTTGGACTTTAGTATGTCCTTTGTAAAAAACAAGACAAACTAGGAGAAATATCATGGCAATGACCACTGGTAATACTGATCTCCTTACTCGCGGCGAAGTATGGTCTGGCGAGCTTAAGGAGATTCTAAGAGACGAGATGATGGCACAAAGGTATGTGCGTATGCTTGAGGGCTTCCCTGATGGTGATACGTTCTACATTCCCTCCATCGGACAGGCTCAGGTTGACGACTATTCGGAAGATACAGAAGTTGCGTATCGTCCGCTTGACACAGGACAGTTCACGTTCTCCGTGGACAAGTACCTGTCGTCTGCTACGTACATTACGAAGAAAGCTGAACAGGACGCATTCTACAGTCAACAGCTTATCTCTAGTTTTGTTCCTGAGCAGGAAAGAGCTATCATGGCTCACTTCGAAACGACAACTCTTGCTGCTGCTGACGCAGGTGTTTCAGCCAACAGTAACGAAGCAATCGACGGTGTAGAGCATCGTTGGGCTGCTGCTGCTGGTACTATCGCTCTTGCTGACTTTGCTCGCGCACGCCATGCTTTGAAAAGAGCTAGTGTTCCCGATCAGGCTTTGATTGCGATTGTTGATCCATCGGTAGAGTACACGATTAACACTCTTACCAACCTTGTCAATGTTAGCAATAACCCACGGTTTGAAGGTATTGTTGCAGACGGTATCGCCACAGGCATGACGTTCGTTAAGAACATTTATGGCTTTGACGTATATTGCTCCAACTACCTAGCGGATGTTACGGACAGTGCATTACCAGACCGTAGTAACTCTAATGTTGACTTCTCTTCTGACAATGGTAAGGCAAACTTGTTCTTCTCAGCCGCTCCATCTGTCACTCCCTTTGTTGGTGCGTGGCGTCAGATGCCAGAAGTTGACTACGAGTATAACAAGGACTTGCAGCGTCACGAGTATGTTACGACGAGCCGCTATGGTGTTAAACTGTACCGGCCTGAAAACATGGTTCGTATCGCTTCCAAGCCTTCTGTGGTATAAGAAAGGAGAACTAAATTATGTCTTATACTAATTCAGACGGTCTGTTTGTCATCACCAACAACGCTCAAGGTGCTGTCCGTGATAATGGCCTTAACGCTCAAAACGGTGTTAAGACTATGGTCTTTGAAATTAAAGACGCAACTAAACTAGGCACTTCTGATGTTAATCCTCAGCCGAATGATGCGTTCATTCCTGCTGGTTCTTACATCACGAAAGCCTCTTTGGTTGTTACCACGGCGTTCACCTCAGGGGGTTCCGCTACACTAACTATTGGTCTTCAGCAGGCTGATGGCACGATCATTGATGCTAACGGTATTGATGCTACTGTTGCAGTTGCTGACTTGGCTGCTAACAAAGCTGTCGTAGCTAACGGCGCTCTTGTTGGTGGTACGGCTACTATTGGTGCGGCTGACGCGTATATGTCGGTTATTTACGGTACTGCTGCCTTCACGGCTGGTGCTGCTAAACTGGTAATCGAATATATCGAAGTCTAAAAACTAGGGGAGGAACCTCAGGACGTACTTGGGGTTCCTCTTCTGACTTTACTATTTGGAGCATTAAATGGCTAATGTAACTCACTCTAGTCTAACAGGGGCTGACCTACACGAACCTAAAGGAGTAGCTACAGCAAACTCTGAAGACGTATATGTAGCTAATGGCTCCGGTTCAGGTGCTTGGAAAGGCCAGACTCTACTCCTTAACAAGAAGCTAACTGACATATCAAGCTCATTTGATAGGTACATTCCTCTTCCTGTAGCCTGTAAAGTAGTACATATTACTACAGCATTAAGCGCAGCTATCTCAGGAAGTGACTTAGTGCTTACAATTAAGAATGCAGCAGGAAGCTCTATGGGGGCTATAACAATCGCTCAGTCAGGTTCTGCCGCAGGGACTATCGACACTTTAACTCCTGCGTCTAATAACACCTTTGCAGTTAACACAGCCCTTGAGATCGAAGGTAACGGTGGACCTAGCTCTCATGTAGATTTAGATGTTGCAATCCTCCTTGAAAGAGTTACCTCATAATGAAGAAAACTCTCCTTGAGCTAGTCCAAAGTATCTTAAGTGACATGGACTCAGAGCCAGTCAATAGCATCAGTGACTCGATTGAGGCTGAGCAAATTGCATCTGTAATCGAAGATACCTACTTTAACTTTGTATCTTCTAGGGAAATTCCTGAGCATAGAAGACTAATTAAAATTACAGCACTATCTGATAACACTAAACCTACTCACTTTAAATATGTAGGTAGACAACTGTACTGGATTAGGTACAACATAGATGAAAACAGCCAGACTAACTACAGAGAAATTAAGTATATGGACCCAGGTAGTTTTGCTACCCGTAACCTAGATACCTCAAATGTAACTACAGTCTACGATGTTTCAGCTAGCACTAACTTGCTAATCCTCAACGACAGAATGCCAAGTATCTACACATCTTTTGATGATGAGCATATCGTTATGGATGCCTTCAAAAGCTCAGTAGAAAGCACACTGCAAACAACTAAGACACAAGCCTATGGTATTGTAACTCCCACTTTTAGTTTGTCAGATACATTTGAACCTGATCTAGATGAGGACTTAATTCCTTACCTGTTGGCTGAAGCTAAGTCTGCTTGCTTCTCTTTGTTTAAGTCAGGGTCTGACCCTAAGGTAGAACAGTCAGCCAGACGATTGAAGTCTTTTGTAACTACAGGTCTTTATAGGACCAAGCAAGAGAACGTAAGAAACAACTACGGAAGATAAAATGGTAGAGTTTGAAGAAAACACAGCCGATCAAACCTGTGTCTGTAAACTGAGTAAGTTGAAACAAGAACTAATTATTCGTAAGTCTACAGATGGTTTTATATTCTTTGAGATTGCTTCACCAAAGGGTAAGGTAGCCTACGAACTGTCAGGTAAGTATAGTTCAGTAGCTTCAGCTAAGAAAGCAATTCAGGCTTACGATAACAGCATACCTCTTAGTCCTACAATAAAACGCGAGCAGTTTGCACAAGACCGACTCAAACGTAAGGAAAAGAAAACTGATGCCCCAGTCTTTGAACCAAAAGGTAACTAACACATTTATCAAAGGTTTAATTACTGAAGCTGGTGAACTTACGTTTCCTGCGGATGCTTCAGTTGATGAACTAAATTGTCTACTAGAAAGAGACGGAAGCAGGAAAAGAAGAGAAGGTCTGGACTTTGAAGAAAGCTCAGTAGATTCTACGTTCAATGTAACTGACACAGACTTAGTTAAGGTAGGTACTTGGCGTAACGTAGCTGGTATCCCAGATAAAGAACTCCTTGTAGTACAGGTCAATGATAAGCTCTACTTGTACGACAAGACTAACGTACCTTACTCAGCTAACCAGCTTAAGAGTTTTAGTTGGACTATAAATTCATCTACTACTTCTTCTACAAATTACATAACTCTGTCTAGCTTAGGTTATACTGGTCAGGGTTCTATCAATGATAACAAATGTGAGTTTACAGCTATATCAGGTATGCTGGTCATAACTCACCCTAGCCTTGAGACTACAGCCCTTGTTGCTACGATTGATACGTCCAGTGGTTCATCTGTTTGGAGTTTTAGTGTAGAGCCTATTACCTTTAGAACCAGAGACTTTAAACTACTATCGGATAGGTCTACCTTAAGTGAGGATGTATCTGAAGCTACTGTGTCAGCAGAGAGAGTATACGACACAAGAAACTCAGGTTGGATTGGAGAGAAGGGTGCAGCAGCTTTAACTACATACTTCAATACAGCTCCCCATGAATTTCCTGCATTAAACTTATCTTGGTTCTCAGGTAAAGATAGCTCAGGTAACTTCAGTGTAGCTGAGTGGGAAAAGATACAAGCTGGTTCTTCTGTCATAGGCCAAGGACACAACCTAGTTAACTTCTTCAACAGAGATAGAAGCACCTTAGGTTCGTACACAACTAGGGCTGGGGGTACTATCAGCCTTCCCAGTAATCTATCTACTGAGGTTATTAGTGATAGGTTCTCAACTGTCGTAGCTATGTCAGGTAGAGTATTCTACTCAGGGCTTAACAGAGGAAACCACGAGGACAGTAACGTAATTCTTTTCTCAAGGATTATCGAAGGAGCTTCTTCAGGTGTTTCTGTAGACTCAGCAGGACTAGGTGATTGTCACCAGAAGAATGACCCAACGTCTGAAGACTTCTCAGATTTGTTAGATGACGACGGAGGTGTTATCAGAATACCTGAGGCTTACGGTATCCGCAAACTACACCAGTTTAACAACAGTGTCTTTGTCTTTGCTGAGAATGGTGTATGGCAGATCAAAGGTGTAGATGACGTATTTAGAGCTACTGGGTTTGCAGTTAACAAAATTTCCTCAGTAGGCTTGTTCAATAGAGAAACCTTCGTATCTGCTGACGGCATTCCTTTTTGGTGGAGTGATCAAGGTATACATACTCTTGGGTTTGATGGTCAGACATTCCAAGCTGCTGAGAATAATATCAGCATTAGTACTATCCAGACGTTCTTCGATAAGATCGACAGCACTCAGAAAAGCAAATGCACAGGTGTTTTTGATCCGCTCAATAAAAGAGTTTTCTGGATGTACCCCAATGCAAATGAAACGATTGCAGCAAAACTAAATAACTTCCTAATCTTGGATATCTCTCTACAGGCTTTCTACCCTTGGACTGTATCTGATGCTTCAAGCAATACACCTGAGATTCTAGGTGCTGACTACTACAGAGGTTTCTCCTCTAACATTCAGTCTTTCAATGTCATTGACGGAGATGGTGACACAGTAGTTGATGCAAGTGCTAACAATGTAATTGTATTTGACAATGGCTTTGTTGACACAGGACAACCTTCTTTAGTCTTCCTGTGTAGGAATGCTTCAGACAATACCGTTTCTATGGGCTACTTCTACAAGACTGACTTTAAGGATTGGGGTTCAGCTAACTACTCTTCCTTTGCTGAGGCAGGCTATGAGTTCATGGGTGATCTTATACTACAGAAGAATGCACCATACATTCAAGTGTACTCCAGAGTAACTGAGACAGGTTGGACAGGTGACGAACTACTAGGATACACACCAATCAGAGAAAGCTCCTTGTTAGTTTCTTCCTTCTGGGACTTCAGTAACAGCAATACTCAGACACAGCAAGCGTACAGACTTAAGCCTATGCCTATCGTCAACCCAAGTGACTTGACAGACTTTGGTTATCCTGATACAGTGGTAGATACCAGACTTAAAATTAGAGGTAGGGGTAAATCTGTACGTCTTAAGTTTGAGTCAGAAGAAGGTAAAGACTTTCACTTACTAGGGTATGGAGTTTTAAGTGCCACCAACAGAAGGTTCTAAAGTAAGAGAAGCTACGTATGAGGATATCTTTGAGCTTCTAATGTTAGCCTTTGAGTTTTCTAAGGAAGGCCCAGATCATTTCAAACCCTTCGAGAAAGATGTAGTTGAAGAAAGACTGACAGGTGCAATAGGTAACGAAGACTATCTTGTTCTTGTATTAGAAAACAAGGGAGAAATTCAAGGGTCTATCGTAGGTGTGTGTATAGCTCCTTGGATGATGACTGAACCTTTTGCTGTTGAGTTAGCTTGGTTCGTTCGTAAGTCAGCTAGAGACGGTAGAGGTGCTATTAAGCTAGTTAGAGCCTACGAATCTTGGGCTAAATCTAAAGGCGTTACTAAAATATGTATGAGTGATTTAACTAAAGTTCAAGGACTAGGTAAACTTTACGAAAGACTAGGTTACTCTTTAAGTGAGACTAGTTACATTAAGGAGATTTAATATGGCAGGTACAACACTAGCTGTTATAGGTTTAGCCGTAGCAGGGATAGGTACTGGCTTTAGTGTCTTACAGCAGCAAAAAGCAGCTAAGCAACAAAAGAAAGCTAGAAGAGCGCAGCAACGCCAGCAGTCACTTCAGGCTAGAAGACAACAGATTAGAGCAGTACGCCAACAACAGATTGCTTCGTCACAAGCTAGGGCTGCTGCGGCTGGTCTAGGTGGCTTAGAGACTTCAGGGTTTAGAGGTGGACAATCAGCACTACAGTCTAGTCTTGGGGCTGGCCTT